TGCAAATATGCGTCTAATGGTTTATGTAATTTTGCAGTTTCAGTAAATGGGGATTGTGGGACTCCAGGAGATTGTGATGCTTCTTGTTTTGCTTGGTCCATTGTTTTAATAACAGTACCAGCATCCGCCCTACTATCAATAGATGTAGGAATAGATGAAAGTGCATTCATCGGTGCATTAAGTTTATTAACTGCACCTTTCATTTCATTACTTCCTGTATTAAGTATTACTGCCATTTGACATGGATCTAATGCCGCCGCCGCCATTGATAATGCCAATGCTTTTGAAAGTAATTCACTTGCTAAACCTAATAACTTTTGGGCTTCCATTGCAATCTGGTTTGTAACATCTGCAATCGCATTTGTTACTTTTCCTACCATACTTCCTATCTGCCCTAATATACCACTGAGTGCCGATGTCGCTGAATTTATAACACCAGATACTGCATTAATTACATCACCTATAATGCCTCCTGCACCACTTATCGCACTAGTAATTTGGTCTATAATTCCTGATATGCCTGATTGTTGTAAAAACCCACCTAATTTATCAAATGCATTATCAATAAAATCCATTGTGCCATCAAACCCACCACTTAGCACTCCTAATATTTCATTAAAAAACGAACAACTATCTTTTTGTTCGCCAAACTGAGAATTCATTCCAGCTAAAGCACTAGCATCTGATAGTGTTTTCGGCAAATCACTCATTTGTCCTGTCGTATGTGTTTTTAAAGAATTAAATAGTGCAAGGCCTAATGCCCCTATACCCAATACTTTAATTACATTACCTACATCAACACCTGTTAATTCTAATATGCCGGCAAAAATTGCTGTTTGCTCTATAGCACTAAAGGACCCAAAAGCACCTGCTAACGCTGTAACATTTGCTAACGTTGGGTTTAGTGCAAAGTTGTTTATGATGCCGATACTATTATCTGCTCTTCCAATATATGGATTTGTAAAGTTGTTACCTGCAACTTCACTGGCAATAGTTGATAATGCAGACTGTCTATTAAACTGTTCTTGTCTTGCTATCAATAATGCTTCTTGCCCTGGTGTAAGTGATGCAGATGATGTTGTACTATAATACTGTGCAGGCGTGGTATTTACGTTTGAAAACGTGTATTGTCCTCCGCCTCTATTTACAAATTCTTGATATAGTCTTTCAATTTCTGCTTCACTAGCCATCTTATTATCCTAACTATTTACAATAACATTTCCTGACCCAGAAACAACTTTAATGCCACATGAAAACGAATCGCCTACTCTTCCCAATGGACGCCCATTGACAAAAACATTATGCGAACCTACAACAAGAGGAGTTACATGTGGTGTACAAAAAGGCGGTACACCGTGTGGTGTATCCTTGTCATTCACTCTAAATGCATTTAATCCATTGATGATTACATTTTCAGAACCTGCATCGCACGTACCTGGTCCACAGGGTGAGTGTGCTGATGTACTATCTGTTGTTCTTGCGGCACTTGGCATTACGTTATTAATCCTGAGTCTGGTGTAACTAATCCGCTTGTTGCAGATTGATACGCTTTGGTCGTTTCTTTGTTTGTTTGCAAAACAGAAACTATTTTATCATCACGTAATACAACTTCGCCTTCACTATCACCTGTTACAGTAAATGGCTGAAACGAAATCTGTTGTCCAAAGACCAAAGTCAATGGTTTTTTAACGACAAAATCTGTACCGTTTTCACTTACAAACTTACCTAGCAATTCTTGTCCACCAGTCATTACTAATGTGACAATATCGCCTTCTTTATATTGTTTTGTTTTTAACATTTGCTTTCTCGTATTTATGTTGTTAATTATATATGTATTTATTTCCGATCCTTAAGAGTCGAATTAATCTTCTTTTTATCAAACTTTTCCATAATATGCAAGTCTTTTTTGTGCTTTTCATATTCACATACTTGGCCGTTTGCTCTATTTAAGATATATCCATCACAATATGCAACTAAGTACATATCACCATGTAACATATCATGTACTAACCAAAGTTGGTTATCTCTGTCTGGACATGCAAAATCTACAGTATAATAACACCCTAGACCATTACCACTATGCGTATACCAACCTTCATTGATGTATTCCCAGATATCTGGCCAGGTGTACATATCATCATAGTTGAAGCCATGTGTTGCTGGATCAAGGCTTGTAAACCAATCCATAGTTTCTTGTAGTTGCTTTTTAGAGAAGTCTTTTTGAAGTTCTAGTCTTATCTGTCGCCACTCATAAAGCAAAGTAGCTTTATCACGCATATTACATTGTCCATCTTTTAACCGTAAAACTTATATCTGTTTCAAATCCTGCATTTTGTGTATAATTAAACTTGATATCATCGCCGTCAATTACTGCATCAAAATTAATATTTGAAAATTCATCTGGTTCTGCAATGTTATCTCCATCATCTTGCCAAATTTCTGTGTTATCATCGCTAAGTTTTACTTGGTTGATACCTTGCGGAACACCATTAATTACTTTAATTTGTCCTACTCTTACATATGTCACATTGCCGTCAGTTTGTTTTAATGAGTAGTCAATAAAGAATGATGTACAATCTGTCTTAAGATATCTTAAAAATGTACCTGCTGTTGTTTTTAGTTCTTTGTTAAATAGACTTGAACGCCTGCCTGTTGCCGCATCTAACGATTGTAAATGCTGGTCTGCAAACATTTGATTAAAAGAGTTTTCTGTTACAACTTCTACGTTACGTCTTGCACGTCCGTATTCATGTACGTTAAATGAACCTGATGTGTCCATTGCAGTTATCAACGCATCAACATCTGAAACCTGACGAATAACTAAATCTTCATCAATAGTTAAACCTGGTTCTGGGTTGTCTGCACTATCTAACCAAGACTGAACAACTGCTTGTGCATTTGTAAATGGATCAAACTGTAATTCATTGATTGCTGAATCAATACCAACATATAACTGATTGGTATCATAAGCAAAGCCCATTTCTCCTGTTTCAAGGGTATCTGCACTAATTTCTTTTCTTAGTCCACGTCTGAGTAAAATTTTAACGTTAGTTGTAGCCATCTAAAACTCCTAATTACTACATGTATTTATCAAAATACTCTTGAACCTTGTTCGCCCATTGTAGCGAATACTTGTCAAATTCGTTTTCTTCTACAACAAATTCTTGATAATTGCCCATGTTGTCTGCTTCTGCATCCCAACCAATCATCATGATAACAATAGTTTTGATATCTGTTCCATGTATCTCATTATGTGCGGCCGAATATGCGGCACCTTGTAAAAAATAATCATCAATCCATTCACGTTTTTTTGGTTTACGAGAAGTCTTAAAGTCAATGATTGCAGGCTTCCCTTTCCATACACCAACACAATCAGTGGTACCTGCATATAATCCGGGATAGTACAGAGGAACTTCTGTACCCCAAACTTCATCTACGTTTGAGAGTCCTTTGTCAATAACAATGTCTGATAATTCTTTTGCCATTTGATGAATAAGATTAGACCCATTTGGTCTATCTTCTTCAAGTATAAATTTTTCGATATGTAAGTGAACTTGTGTGCCTATACCTGTTGCAAGTTTCATAATGCGATTTGCTTCTTCATCGCCTACTCTTTTGCGCCATTCATATAATGCAGTTTTGTCCTTAAGTGCATCCAGCACTGTAGTAACACTCGGTAATGGTTTTCCTGTAGGTGTTTGATAATGTCGAGATCCATCCACATTAACACGTTCTAAGGGTTGATAGTTATATTTTTCTAGTAGCATACTAATAGTATACTACAGAATCATATAGAATGCAAGTGAAACTTACAAATTTTCGTTAATTTGTGCGATTAAATCTGCTTTAGTTTTTCTTCGGTCTAGTGACAAACCTAAATTTTCTTCTGCCCACATGTCTATTTCTTTCTTAGTCATTGATGCAAAATCTGGTCTTTCAGCAAGTGACACAGACTTTTTAGCCATAATAGCTTCTTTTTCTGCTCTTGCTTCTGTGATAATCTCAGGTGTTGTGATAACTTCCGCTTCTGCAATCTTACGTTCTTCTCTAGTAGATATTGCTTTCTTGTCTGCAACTCTTTGCATAAATTCACGGTGTCTTTTAGCACTAGCAATTTCTTTACGAACTTCTTTTTGTGAGTCCGATAATTTTTCTGTGCCTTTGTTTGCGTTATCTTCTAAATCCTGAGCAACCTTATTTGCCATTTCTTTTTTAGAAATAATATTGTGTTCGCCTTTAATAATTAAGCCCATTATTTTATCCTCTTATTCGCTGTTTTAACAGCAAGTTTTTTAACTGTTTCGCGGTCTTTTTCTTTATCATTGTTTCCACCAGATGGGGCTCCGGCTAAATCAATGGTATCGACTGTTACTTTACTAACATACTTGCTATTAGACAATATATCTACTAAACTTTCTGGAGTAACACTATACCCCATGTCTGTCAACTCATCTACCATCATATCAGTACCTACGGTGCCAATATCATTTGCTTTTAGTCTAACAAGATACGCATTTATATCATTACGCATCTGTGCATTGTAGTTTGCGTCTTCGTTCAACAGACTTGAAATTTTCATGTTTAGTCTCTTTTCGCACGACCTAATGGTTCATCAATTTCACCCGATGCAGATTCGTCGCCACCGGCTATATCTGCCGTAATGTCGCTTTCCATATCATCTTGCATGTCGCCGCCCATTTCGTTGTCAGCTGGTGCCATTGAATCATCTGATGCCGCTTCGCCTGAAAGAACTAGAGTAGCATTATTAACTGAATCTTTTGCTGTTCGTGCCGAGTCTAATAAACTAGCAATCGCTGAATCAACAGAAGATTTAAATGTTCCTGCTTGGTCTGGTCCATGGGTATAAGCCATTTCATCAGATAGTGGACCTAATTGGTCGTTTTGAATTTTACCTAATTTTTCGATAACGTCTTGTAGTTCGTCTACGATACCACGTGCCGCCATTGTAATTTCAGCCTCAGCCGCGTCACCTTCTAGTAGTTTATTCAACTGTGCTAGAAGACTTTCTTCTAAATTTTCATTAGAAACCTCGGCAGATTTTTTATCTGTATTTTCCATTTTTGGTTCCTTTGTTTTAGTGTTTTCTTCGGCCTTCTTAGCGTGAACAGCCTTACGTTGTGCATCACTTACGTATTTGTGTTTTCCACCTTCGTCAAGTGTTTGCTCTTTGTGTGCTTTCAACAATGACTTAACTGTTTCTAGCATCATCATAGTTTCTACGTACTCACGGTTTTGATAGTCTGAACGCATTTCACGTTTCTTTGATTCCAGCTTATCTTTAGCCTCGCTTAATGATTTCAAGTCTCCTTCAACTGAATAATTGAAGTTTGACTTGAGATACTCATTTAGTTTTGACGATATCATTATTGTATCTGTCTTAAAAAAGTTTGTACTTCTCATGGTAATTGCCCCATTACATAATATGTTTATATTATGTATTTATCTTTTTAAATTAAATTAGTGGTTTTTGTGTTTTAATAGCTTCATACAACTCATTAACGTGCTTTTTAGCATTCCAGGCTTCTGCTTTCGCTCTACTAAATCGAGCCTCTGCTATGTCCATCTTACCAAAATCGTTACGCTTCTTTGCTAACTTGTATGTATTTTTATGCTGTAATGCATCATAATAGAATTTTTCGAATACTGCATTGGTTGAAATAACTTTTGTTATCTCTTGTGAGTTAATCTTTCTGCCTTCATTCAAATGATGTACTAAAATATATGCTGTTTCATACGCTCTTAAATCTTCAAACAGCGTGTCATTTGTTCTACTATCAACAATATTAAAGGCCTTATCGTCTGTTTTTTCAACAGCATATATACCTACTTGTACACCTTTTGGTGTTTTTTTAGATTCATTAATTGTAGTTGCAACTTTTTTTGCAACGTTTGCCGTAGCACCTTGGAAATTTCTCATAATATTTTCCATGGCTTTGATGTCCGCAGTTTTTATACCGGGACTTACATCCACTATCTCGTTCCCACCCTGAGATTGTTGTGCTTCTGTTTGTGCTTTTAATCCACTCTTATCGCCATTCATAGCTTTAAGAAGATTCGCCATTGCACCTACATCTGCTCTACTTGGTCCAGTCATTACTTCCTCCGTTATACAGTCCTATACCCTCTTAATGAAGGCACAAGAACACCTTTGTGTGACAGTCTTTCTGCAATTATCTGTTCTCTTTCAGATAATTGTGTTTCATTGACATATTCATTTTCTGAGAAATATTTAGCAATTAAATCGCTCTCTTCCTCATTAATCATTACGTATAATCCACCTAAAACTTCTGTTAATCTCATTCAATACCCCTAAAATTACTTGTTCAGTTTATTTAATAGATTTCTAAATTGTGTTGCAGTTCTAGGATCCGCCGCTAAAGCATCAACCGATGATGCTTGTTGTGCCATTGCTTTACGCTGTATTGGCGTTAGTGCTTTTCCTTGTCCTGCCTGCGTGACTGCATCTGCCGCCTGTTGTGCAGTTGCTCCGCCTAAATTATCTTTTCCTAATCGTTGCATCGCTTGTGCTTTTTTAGTTTTATCTGCCGCTGTTGGTGCCTGTGCTGTAGCGCCCGCTGATGCGGCCTTTGATGCTCTCATTTCGCCAGGAGACTGGGTTCCACCAGCTGAATACTGTTCTTTAAACATACGTGATGGAATCTTTTCTTTCTCAATTTTCTTAGCATATTTCAAGTCTTCTTTATCTACAGGACCTTTAAACCCATATGACTTGTCGTAGATGTGTTCCCAGCCATTGCCATCATTCTTAATATATGAAATTGCCGTATCTGGGTAGCGTACAATTCCGTACTTTGCATTATCTACAAATTCTTCATTCACTCCAAGACCTAAAATTTCTCTTGATGTTTCCATTTCTGTGTTTCTAACAGCCTTGACAAGTTCTATATACTGTTTAAAATCTAAAGTCTTCAATCTGTCACGAACTACTTCTTCTTTCTCTCCAACCAAATCGGCAATATCTGCAATTTTGTCATCGATGCTTTCAGTTCTCATTGATTTTTGTATTTCTTCTTTTAAATTCATAATAGTACCTCTTACCTTTTATTCAACGTTTTTAAACGTCTACTTGCAGGATTCATTCTTCTTGTCATAGCCGCTTTTCGTTTCAACCTTGATCCTAGTTTTGCTTTTGTCCTAGCAAGAGTAAATCTCTTTTTAATATCAACTGGCTTAAAACAAGCCGTCGGAGTTGATACAGTTTTACCTTTTAATCTACCAGATGAACATCTGTACTTACGTACAATTTGTCTGCCTTTTCTAGCATAAACTAGTTTGGCTTCTTCTACTGGTTGGAGAACTTCAAATACTTGCATTATATACCTACCGCACTGCCAAATACAGATGTTAATAACGCTAACAACATTGTAGCAAATAATGTAGAACTTGCCCAGATAATAATCTTTTTAAGTTCAGAAATACCTTCTTTAGTTTCAGAGGCATTTTTCTCAATAAGACCTTCTAATCTAACAATACTTGTGTCAAGGTTTTTGAATCTTTCATGGGCAACAGCTACATGAGTTTCTAAACTTTCTGCTTCTAACTGCGCCAACTTGCTATCAATTCCTGCCATAATAAAACTCCAAATCTAGGGAAAGTGTTATCCCGTTGATTGTATTTATCATTTTAATTCAGAAATTTTTTATGCGAATTTAATGTATTTTTGCTTTTCTGGTTTAGGTTCATTTTTCCACATATTTCCAACATCAGTATATGACATATTCATTTCTTTTGTATGAGGATTATATGTTTTTCTAGTACTAGTAGAACCAACTCCTAGTCCAACAGCAACATAGAGGTCTTTCATATCGTCTATGTTTAATTTTTCTTTAATCTTATCCAAATGCTCGTATTCCCAATCCATACAATTACAAAATCCACTGTCCAATCCTTTAGTTTTCGCTGAAAGCATAATATTAGTAGATGCAATTCCTATTTCCATTGCAGTTATCATATGTCTATTGTACACTTGTGTCTGTAAATCAATAGTATGAGAAGGATCACCTTCTCTATTCCAAGGTGCATCTTTTCTTCTAGTAAATACTAAAAGGTACGGTGCTAATACTTGTGTGTTATATTGTGCATTTGGTGTTCTTGGGTCACGTTGACAAAAATTATTGAAATGATTTCTAAATTCTGTATCTGACCAATCAAATATATTGATTTCGTATCTTACTACATTTTGTTTTGAAGCTGAACGCCTATGAACTTCGTCCATTATTTCTTCGACAACGCTTTTATCAACAACCTGATCCATATCCCAAGTTGTTGTTTGTACTCTGTCGTCAATTAATGATGCCCATTCCATTATAGAATGTCTGACATTACATATTCTATATTAACGCCTTCTTGCAAAGAAACACCGTCAATGGTAATGCCCTCAGTAAGTTCTTTTAATATAGAAGTGGTATCGCCATTTCTTTCAAATACTTTACCATGCTCTACTGCAAACTTAAATAGCATACCAGCGCCCGTTAACGATGGAGCTAGTCCATCTAGTGACACTGATAAAGGGTTATTCATAATGATAGGTTGTGCAACTAATGAAACTAAGTTAACTATGTCATCAAAATTTTGCTGTGACTGGTCCGAAACATCACCGGTTGATGTAATGTCTAATCCTTTTACATACAATGTGTAAAAGTTGATATTGCCTGATAAGTTTTCACCAGCACTTGCGGCTCCATGTATTCTTGCCATATTTTTTCTCCAAATATAAATTTATATTCTTGTTATATGTATTTATCATTTTATAAGGTAAATCAAAGGCAAAAAAAAGACCCTCTTAAAGAGGGCCTTTTAATTACACGTAAAGTGTGGGTTGGACTTAAAGTCCAGGGGGGTAATAACTTAGTAATCGAAGTCGGCTACTGAGAAATCAGCACCTAGAGCCGCGTCTAAACCAGCGGCATCCCATGCGCCGTTGTTTTCTACTGCGATTCTTACATCGTTACCATCGATAGCACCAACTAGTACTACTGTAGCACGTGTTCCTGTGCCTTCGATAATTGCTTTCATGTCGCCTGCCGCCATACCAGTCTTAGTCACTGTGAAGTGATTTAAGTTACCAGTAAGGAATTGACCTGCTGAATATGTTTCATGTACTTTTGCCATTTTAGTTCTCCTAAATAACTATTTCCTCGGGCATTATAAAATTGTAGTGCCCTATGCTTTTATTTATCTTTTTTTGCAAAAAAGTGGGTTTTATTTACCTCTGGATCCGTATTTCCCACCAATATTTCTTCCAGTTTGATAAGATGTCTTGCCCATTGCTTTTCCTAGCTTGCCTGCACCGTATATTACGCCTACAGCCGCCGCGGCCTTAGTAATTGGACTGTCCCAAATCTTCTTTTTGGTGTCTTTTTCGTCATTTACAACATAATTTCCACGCTTCTGGAACTTCTGTAATGCTGGAAATAACTCACTACGCATTGCTTTTCTACGTAGATATTGCATCATTCTGGTTGTTACTAATGCTTTCTGATTTTGATTTAGATTATCCCAATCACCTACAAGTCTTCTCATAGATTTAAGCATTCCATCTTGTATATTCAAATCACGCTGAAATCTTAACAGCATTCTTTGTTCAAATCCAGGTTCTGATTTACTTGCTGATATATGACCTAGATATCTTATAACTTCTTGTCTTTTTAAATTAATACGCTTTAGTGCTATTTCATCACGTTCATCATCTGCACTAACTTCTTTACCTATTATACGATTAAGCATGATATACAAGTCAGTACCGCTTGTTCTAAAGTAATCGAAATTACGGTATGCGATTGTTCTCCCAGCATATTCTGATGCCAATGGTGCAAACTCATAGTCTTTATTAAACATATTTAAAATCATCATATATGCAAATGTTAACTCTGCCGCATCATCTACATTTGTTTTATTCTGATTTTGTTTTGTTCTAAACAGTCTACTTTCTGTGAACGTATTAACTAATTGTAATTTGCCTTTATATTGTTCCATCATTTTGTATTCCTCGATTGCAATACTTGACTGCATTTATCACTAGCATAAGTTGTAAACCATCTTGGAGCAAACGCATGTATCATACACGCATATGCGGCCTTTTCTAGTTGCCACGAAACCCACATTGCATGTTTAAAATGTTCCCAGCGTGTTTCGCCTACTTCTTCTAAGTGTAATTTACATTTCTTACTTAACATCTAACTAATCCCTTGGTGCGAAATTTGCCGCACTAAACTCTAATCTATCTACAATCTTCATTGCTCTACCAACATGGTCAACAATAACAAATCCTTCTGGATCTGTGACTTTAAATGAACCGTCTGGTTGTTCAATGAAACTGTCTATTGCTTTAATGTTCTTCATCTTTTGCTGAAACATCATTTTTACTGCTTCAACTTTAAGATATGCACGATACATTTCTGCAATTTGTGTCTCGTATGTATTTATGATATTAGCTAACGCATCTTTTGTTTGTAATCTAGCCTGTCCTGCTTTGCCTTCAGGTCCTGTAGCTAAACCGCTAATTTCTTTATCTAATTTATTATTTAAACCCTGTAAAAACTCTTTAACAAATTTAGTTACATCTGATTCTAATGCTTGTCCAGAACGTATTGGTAAGTTTGCGTGTGCCTTAATAGCTTGTACTAAGTCAATAGACCCTATCTTTTGATTAATTGCTTTGAAAGTATCTGCATCAATTTTCATTGAAGATAATTCTTTAATTGCTTGTTTAATCTTTGCAACATTTTCTTGCTTTAGTTGTACCTGTCCTGATACATCTTTAATACGTGCATCAGTAAACCAAACTTTAGATGAAGACTTAAGTTTACTTGAATCATAACCAAATGATGCTTTCATGTCTGCTAGACTATCGCCTGCATAACTTGTATGAAACACAATTCCTATTTCAGCCGACTGCATTTCTTTTGCTGTTTTGCTATCTGCTGGTACAACGTATGTGATTGTATTTGGTTTAAATGCAATATGAGATTTGCCATCTATATTAACAGTTTTCAAATCACCTTTAGTAAACAATAAGTCACCTTGTATAACACCCTCAATACCTAAGTCTTTTAGGTACTCTAATGATGCCGATAGCTTATTTCTCAAACCTGCTTTACTTACTTCTTCACCGTTCTTAGTAGTATCTTGGTGATTGTTTTCAATGTCAGCTTGTGATTTATTTAATTTTGGTGTTTTTGCAAATACGCCTTTTGTGCCTACAAAGAATTGTCCATCTGATGGATCTGTTCCGCAAAATACTGCCGGAGAACCATCCCATTTCGTAGTGATAGCGTCTCCGCCACCTTGTCCATCAAGTGTACTTAATAATTTAGTGAAAGTGTCTACGACTCTTTTTAATCCAGACGTACCATGCATAAACACAAGTTCTTCTGCGTGGTCTAAGTGCGTATTCTTATCTTCCTGTAATTCAGAATCTAGCAGACCTTTCATTTTATTATGAAAGCCTACTTGCTTAAGACGAGGTTTGCGTGGTCCTCTAAACCTACGTTCTCTGCCTTTGCTTAATGTAATCTCTCTTATTTTCATTTCTTATCCCCATACGGGCTTTCGCCTGTTAGATGTGGTCTAGCAAACCATAATTTAAACCATTCATCTGTTCCTGGCTTAACATCATGCTTTTTCATATATTGAGATTTTTCAGTACCCGAATAAGATATGTTTTCTTGGGTGGCTTGCTGTTGGTATGGTTTGTATATACCTGCAAGTTTTCTTAATTGATTTAACTGTTCTTCAAAATCCATCTATGTTTTAGCCTTGACACTTTTTATTCCACGTTTAAACTTCCTAGGGTCTTGTGACCTAATACTATTAACTAGACGCTTGGTCAAGTCATTTGCAGTATCCTCATCAAACTCTCTGCTAATAAATTCAATAAGATTTATAGCACCAGATATGATATGTTCGCCTTTTTGCTCAACCAAACGTTCTTTTTCTTTATCAAAAGCTAAAGAATTTAATTCATCAAATAGGCTTCTACGAGGTTTATCCATGATATTTCTCCGTTCTAACTGTATTTATCAGTTTTCATCAAAAGGAGAACGTGTCTTGGTCTTTAACATTGCTCTCAGATTCATTGCAACATCCGTTTTTTCTTCTGTTTGCGTTTCTTGTGTATTTACTGTAGTTTTCTTACGTAAATTTTCCATCAAGTCTGTAGCACTTGATGATGTTTGTCCATCATCTTCTGATGTATCATCTGAAATTCTTAAGCTATCTCTATCAAAAACTAGATTAACTTTACTTCCTACACCACTAGATGAACGAGTTTTTAATAACTGCAACTGATATTGTCCACGCTCACGCATTGTGTGACTTGTAAAAATACCAATAACGTTATCCGCTGTTTGAATTTTAGATATACCACCTGCAATATGAGAATGGTCAAATTCGATTTCTTCTACCGCACTTCTATTTAACTGTGATGCAGTAACCATAACTGTTTGAGTTTCCATAGCAAAGTTACGAATTTCTTCTGTAACATATTTGTCTTTGATAAACAAATCACTTGCTGATACTTTCTTTGTTGCAGGCATTAACAAATCTAAGTAGTCAATACACATACAATCTATAGATTTGCCTGTCTGTATTTGCAGTTCTTTGATGTATGACCTTACATCATTAATTGTAGAACCAGAAGGCATATACTTAACTCTTAACATGCCTGACTTCTTACTTTTAGTTTTAACTTGAAGTTCTACATCATCTAATTCTTTAAAGATACGTTTTGTACTTCTATCTGTTTGCATCGCATACATACGCATACTTGACAATGCTTCCGAAAGTTCCAGTGTTATGTAAACACAGTTCAATCCTGCTTCTGCCCAATTCAAACTCATGTTCTGCATGAACAAAGATTTACCTGCACCTGAACCACCTGCAAAAATAGTTATCTCGCCTCGGTTGATGCCACCATATAATTTGTCATCAAGCACCTTCCAACCAGTAGTCATTTGCCCATTGTTATCTTTGAGACCTTCAAGTACGCTTCTAGGATCTGCATAATAATCTGTACCCAATGAACGGGCAAGACCAGTCTGTACTGCTTCTTTAATTCTAAGTTCTACTTCACCATATTGACCTTGTTCAAGTAAATCTGCACTATCAATAATTGCACGTTCAATCGCTTTATGTCTACTAAATGTTTCAAACTCATCAATAAACCAATCTGTGTGTTGTTCAATATTATCTATTAATTCAATTTCTTGCCCTGTCTGTGCTTTAATTATAGCAGGAGTTGGTACAGTCGAGTATTCTTCGCTATGCTCAACTAAAGTTTCAACAACTTTTCTTAGATTTCTATCAAAAAATTTAGGTTCAACAATAGCACGTACCCGTGAATAAAGTTCAGGATCGCTTATCATAAATTGAACAAATAGTTTTTGTAAATCTACGCTATAATCTTTTACATCAGCCATATGTATATTCTACTCTCTCTCAGTATTAATGTCAACTGTTTTCTGCTCTTTCATGTAACAATCGTACACCCTATCAAAATTCTTATCTTCCCATTCATAATTATCTGTAAGAAATTTTCTTAACTTTTCTTTATCATATATGTATTCTAATTCAAGAACCTTATCTTCCTTACGTTTTTCTTTAGATATAATATGAGACTCATTCACATGTTTACTTAAATTAAATGGTACATCTGACTTATTTTTACGTAATTTATTACTATTAAGAATATCCAAACTCTTTTGTGTATTAATACAAATAAACAAAGTTTCATTAATTTTATAATACTTAGATAGTGCCTGATATTCCTTTAGTCCACCAAACTTATCAATTATATAAAATCCATCATGGAATGTCGTAATAGATGATTGTAAAGACCATCTGTCAGATGGAACCATATTTAATTTATACGAATGTACATCAATCATATTGATATATTGTTTTATACTACCCGGCTTATGTATCTCATTGCAAAATGTTCTGGAAAAATCAGCAATATGATTGCACATCTTAATTGGTCTGATTGCTCCTACATCATCAATATGACAAAAGTCCTCAAACCATATATCCTTCGTATTGACATAAATTGAAAATTTGTTATCATCTGTAATTCTTACCAAATCAACATTAGGATCTCCTACTGTTAGTAGAAGCCTAATAAAGTCACCACATGCACCACCGTGATATGTTATTGCACGATGGGTGCATCCGTTTGGCACTAATGGTATCACGAATTCAGTCTCGATTTAAATAAACTACTTACACTTTCTTCATTACTAACTCTACGAATTGCTTCACCAAATAATTTTGAAACACTGGCTTGTCGTGTCTTCTTGCAAGTTTTAGGGCAACGATTAGAAATGCTATCAGTTACTACTAATTCTTCTAACACACTAGCTTCTACTTTCTCACATGCTTCTCCTGTAAGAACTCCGTGTGTAATATATGCTCGTACACTTAGGGCGCCAGCATCCATAATTGCCTGTGCGGCATTGCACAATGTTCCGCCACTGTCAACAATATCATCTACTAAAATAGCATGTTGTCCGTTAACTTCACCAATAATATTCATTACTTCGCTTACACCTGCTTTAGGTCTACGCTTGTCAACAATCGCAATGTCTCCGTGAAACATATCAGCAAATTTTCTAGCACGTACAGTACCACCAGCATCGGGTGAAACAAATACACATCCTTCAGTAGTGTCAACATTTCGTTCAATATCTTTTGCAAATGCAATACGACTTGTTAAATCATCTACGGGAATATCAAAGAAGCCTTGAATTTGGCCTGCGTGTAAATCCATTGTAAGTATTCTATCTGCACCTGCTTCTGTCAACAAGTTTGCAACAAGTTTAGCTGTAATAGGAGTGCGACTAGCACTCTTTCTATCTTGTCTAGCATAACCAAAATAAGGGATTACTGCGGTGATACGCCTAGCACTACTACGCTTAGCCGCATCAATCATAATCATAAGTTCCATTAAATTATCATTAACTGGTGTGCTTGTGCTTTGTACAATAAACACATCTTCGCCTCGAATATTTTCATGAAATTCTACAGAACACTCACCATCAGCAAATGTTTTAATTTCGGCTGGAACAATATCAGTAAAACAATGTTCAGCTATCTTCTCTGCTAGTTCAATATTACTATTGCCTGCAATAATTTTCATGTGTACCACCTTTACAAATTGTTATTATTATAATAGTAGAATAGCACTTTTCTAATAAAAAGTCAACAGAAATATGCTAGTAAGTAGCAATCACTTCATCCGCAATACCATGCTTAACTGCCTCCTCCGGAGTTAACCAGTGGTCTGTTTTGGGTGCTAACATATGTTTACGAATGTACGTTTTAGTTTTTCCTGTACACTTAAGGTAATGTTCCATTAGTTTCTCATTAGTCCAGTCCATGTGTTTACGACTTTCAACCATATCATGGTATTGTCCTTTTGTGCCACCTGAAAATTCATGTGACATGACTGCGGTATTTTGTGTAAGATAACGATGTCCTTTAACACCACTCATCATTAGCATAACACCACAACTTGCAATAGAACCCATTCCATATGTATATACTGGAATACGTGATTGTTTAATTGTATCGATTAGATGCATACAACTATCTACATAACCACCTGGTGAATTGATATACAAGTGAATAACTTCTGGTGCTTTATCTTTTGGCATCAAGTTATATTCAACAATCATTTTCACAAGAGGCATACAGTTGTCTTGGTTAAATTCTTTATCCATAAATAGTACACCATTTTCTCTTAAGAATTCTCCCGGCTGTTTAGGTGGGACAGGAGGTGTCGGCATCGGAGGGGGTGGGGGTGGTGCCGGTTGTTCTTTAGGTTCTGGTATTACTGTACTCTTTAATTTTTTCATAGTTTAGTTTATCCTATTCTCATTTTCACACTTATCTTAGTGTTGTTACTTATACGTGCATCTATAATACTTTGTAGGGCATATAGTTTTCCATAACGTTGAATTGCATCTGCGGCATCTTTTATATCATCTTCCCACATAGGGAAAGATACACTCCAACCATTTTCTTGTGCTTGTTTGATTAATTTCTCTCCTGCTTTATCTCTATCAGGACAAACAATCACTTCTCCTTTAAACTGATTAATATAATCAATTTGGTCTTGTGAAGCCTCATTACTTGTAATCGCAATACAATCTAATGCAAGTGCATCAATTATACCTTCACATACGATTAAGTATTTATTATTAGATTTTACCTTGTCTACATTATGCAAAAACTTTTTAGGTGCTTTTGTCATGTATTTAGACGTTGACTTTCCTGTTATGTCACGACCAGTATATCCAACTATTCTATCTCCTTGATAAAAGGGAAATATAACTCTATTCTTAAATAATTTATCAGGAGACCAATAACAATTATCTATATCATCGTATACTCCTCTATCAATTAAATATTTAACTGCATAGATGGCACCTTCGGGAGGATTATCTTTTGCTAATAAAACTTCTAAATCTTCTGAGCCTTCTGGCAGAATGCAGTCAGGGAAACTTGGCACCCGTGTAACTTGTGTCTTTGAAGTGAATAGGTATGGACCTTCAGACAATTCTTTCTGACGGATTGCTTCTAACTGTAAACGCTTAATCTCGCTTTCAGAAACATTCATATTACGCATGAGTTTTAGAAATTTCTTATTCAGTATTCTACCGTGACGATGGCTTGCAGTGAATCCACAGTTAAAACAGTGGTATGATATGGAATCACCGTCGCTACGAATACCCCCACGCATTCTGTTATCCAATCGAGATTCGCCTTCCTCGATACAACATGGGCAGTTGAAACTAGTCCAGCCGCCACTAGATTGTCTGTTCTTTCCAGGGATATGTGTGAATATTACTTGTTGAAGGTCCATACTAGTATAATAACAAACTAGGACCAGAAAGTCAAGTGATTATTAGTTTCTTAATAGAACTTTTTTTATGGATCCGTTAGTCGCAGTGTAACGAATTCTTATCCAATTTACGTTTGCTTCAAGTACATATGCTTGTACGCCAGTCTCATTATTAACCGTGATATCTGGATTTGAAAATAGCTTTGGATTGATATTAAACCAATCTGTTTGTGCCGAACTAGGTTGTTCACTTAAATCGCCTTGTAAATTAACAGTTCCAGAAAAATTGTCAAAATATAAGGCTATAGTATGAATTGATTTTGATTTTGATGTTTTGGATGAGCCATCAAAAGCAGTTGAAATAAAGTAAGAGCCATCATTAAAAAATATTTCAGATTCCTGTGAGTCAACAAATTCTGGATATACATCATCCACTACTTCAATAACGCCTTTAGCATTATCGTAAGTATCGGTATATATAATTTGTTCTACGCCATTCTCTACTGTGTACATAGCAAATTGATAATAGCCCTGAGGTAGCATAATCGTATCCGCTGTATGTATAACTAAGGATGCCATACCTTTGGTAGCATTGGTAACTGTAAGGTATTTGAATAGTACGTTCTCTCTCGATTCTCTATCGTACATTTTCCATATTATAGTTTTATTAGTTAAGTCGATAGATTTTCTATCGGTATCTTTTATCGTAAATCTAAGAGTATTATCAATACCCTTATGTAGTTTGTGTTGTCCATCATACATTGGCATATTCCTCAGGTAAGTTGTCATATTACCTGTGTTGTTACCATCTGCACAAGTAATTTCTATATCTCTATCGTATTGAAACAGGTTAAAGTTCATCATGTATGTATTTATCACCCAGAAGTCATTTTCCTAACTTTGCTAAATATATGTGATGGACAATGAAAAACAACAATGGATGCAAGAAAATTATCCTTTTTTCTCATATGTACGATATGGAAATAAAAAAGAATATAAAGAGTATCTTGGAATAATTATAAATTCAGACCAGGTCATAACTTCGATGTACAATTTCGAGGCGATACCAACACCTGAATTAAGAAAGAAGTTCGTAGAATTAGGAGAACAATGGTGGTGGGAGTCAAATAGACTTATGCCGATTAATTTATTTTTAGGCACTCAAATTGCAACTTACAAGAATTGGATTTTAAATTGTAATTCAAAAGACGTTACTGTTTTGTGGGGACCAGAAACTAGCTTGTCAAATATTATACAGAAACGTATTAAGAGGCGTTCTGTTCAACTTGTTCGCAAAATAGATTAAGCTGAACCACAATACTTACTGCATATGCAATCGCATGTGCTTTTTTAAAATAGTAAGTACCATCTTCTGGCTTTTGCCAAACTAATTCAGAAATCTTGGACTTACTTTCGTTGAGCAAGTGCCTCTTAGCGGGTCTAATTACAGCTAGAACTTCTGCTAGTTCCATTATAGTTTGAGGCTTCATCACTTTTAAAACATCTATATGATTATGAACGTGTGCTAAGTTCTTAACAACATCCGCATGTTGTAACAAATCCCACAAAGGCTCCTTATCAATAAGACTGTCAAGGTGTGCTTCATCACGTATACCATCATACAAACTATTGTTAAGAAAATCTAACTTAAAATATCCACGTTTTTCAGCTTCTTTATATTCTAAACTAGATAACCCAGAAATAGGATCATATGGAATAGGTTGTAGATATACACCACTATTATGCTTTGTCCAGTTATCACCTTTTTTGATACTAGCCGTTATGTGTCGAAAATGTGTAAGGACTGTGTCACGGTCAATTACATCAATATCTATATCTGTTTCTACCTTATTCATATTTTTAGTATACACTATTTCCATACCATTGTAAAGTATGCCGCATCAGTATCATTTTTAAAATACAATTTTCCTTGATAAGCAACATAAAAATCCTTGCAATGCGTATTGCACCAATCTACTAATTGTGTCACGTGTCCAGCACCTTCAACTAATAATTTATCATAATTTATATCATCATGAGACATAGCAGTCCATTCTAAAAACTCTTTGTTTTCAAAATCACTATGGAACCTTCTTAAGTTCTTTACTTTATTCTGCAATTTTCTAAGTCTTTCAAGTCGTTTCTTGACATTAGAATGTCGCATAAGTTCGCCATATTCTGCCATAGGCATTTCTCCTAGATATATATCTGATTATATACGATTATATACGATTTGTCAATAGATAAATACGTATATAATATTATGAAAGTTTACAATGAAAATTAAGTTATTAGATTTAGATATCGATTTAAATAATGAAATAGACCTTCACTTCTTGCATGAAAAGATATTGTATATAAAATATCTAAATTTACGCAATATAGAAAGTAGTGATATTTATACCAAAATATATAGAAAAGAGGTAGAAGAACTATGGCTTGAAAAGGCGCTAACAGGAAGTTGGCATTCAAACTCTAAAAAAGTATATAGATATGATGATGATAAGTACGAAAATGTGAGTGAAGACTTTACAATGTGCTGGAAGAAAACAGACAAAGACTTCGATAAACTTATTATCAATCTAACAAGCTATGCCGGACATGATGGCAGACTTACAAGTTCATTAACAAATGTGAGTGATAAAATATATAACCTCGATACAGATTTATTAATTGTAAATGAGGATCCATTACGGTTTCCTGAATCTTTATACCCTAGTGCAATGGTGTTAGGATGTAGTGATAAAAATAATACACAAGAAAAAATGTGTAATCAAATAAGAGAGTATATCAAAAAGAAATACAGACATGTTATAATATATGCAGATTCAAAACATGCCGGTAGTGCCGTAAGTATAGCATATGAATTAAGTGATATTGTAACAAATGTACTAACTACAGGCGGACAAACAAC